ACTACTCAATCAGTTGATTATCAATCAATGACTAAAGCAGAACTCGAAGTGTTTGGTCGTACTATCGGTATTGAACTTGATAGAAGACAAACTAAAGAAACTCTTATTAGTCAACTTGTAGAAGCTAATAAATAGGCATTGGTCATCTTATTTATTTACTTGGGGGCTAGTAGTAATACTGCTAACCTCCTATTTTTTTAGGAGATGTTATGGCAACTGAAGTAGATATTTGCAACCTTGCCCTAGCTCATTTGGGTGATGATGCAACGATAGCTTCGTTATCCCCACCAGAAGGATCAGCACAAGCTGAAAAAGCTGCACGATTCTATCCAATAGCAAGAAATACTTTGCTAGAAATGCATACATGGAACTTTGCATCAAAGCGTGGAAATTTAGCATTAACTACTAATACGCTTGATCAATGGGATTATGCATATGTAGCACCTGCCGATATGATGTCACCTGTTGCAGTTATATCTCCTTCAGCACAAAATGATTATGCTACAAGAATGTCTGCCGGTGATACTCCCGGAGGAATAACATCTAATTATGCGCCAACTATTGTGGCAGGGCAATATACACCACAACAATTTTCTATAGAAGGCAATTTAATTTATACAAATCAAGAAAATGCAATGCTTAGATATCAAGCATTTATAACTGATCCTTCGTTGTTTTCTCCTTTATTTGTTATGACTTTGTCATGGCATCTAGCGTCAATGCTTGCAGGCCCTGTAATAAAAGGTGATCAAGGTGCAGCAGAAGCAAAACGTTGTACACAAGTAATGGTTAATTATTTATCTACTGCAAAACAATCAGATAATTTACACAGAGATATTACTGTTGAACATATAGTTCCTTGGACATCTGGGAGATAATTAATGCCAGTAACACGCACTTTTAAACAATCATTTTCTGGAGGTGAAATATCACCAGAAATGTTTGGTCGTATTGCAGATAACAAGTTTCAGCAAGGTGCAGCATTAATGCGTAATTTTATTGCTAAACCACAAGGACCTGCACAAAACAGACCCGGTTTTGCTTTTGTAAAAGAAGTAAAAGATAGCACTAAAGCAACAAGACTATTATCTTTTACATTTAATACAACTCAAACTATGGTTATTGAGTTTGGTGATCAATATTTTAGATTTCATACACAAGGACAAACATTAAACTATAGCAACGGAACAGCATGGAATAGTGCTACTAACTATGTAACAGGAGATATAGCTTTATATAACGGTGTTAATTATTACGCCAAAACTGCACATTCTAATAGTCAGCCACCAAACGCAACTAATTGGTATGCATTACCTGCTGACATGACATACGAAGTGCCACATCCATACTTAGAAGCAGAATTGTTTGATATACATTATGTGCAATCTGCTGATGTTATGACACTTGTACATCCTAATCATGCACCAAGAGAGTTAAGAAGATTAGGCGCAACTAGATGGGAATTAAAAGTTATAGATTTTGGTAGTCCTATTGCAGCACCTACAGGTGTATCAGTTTCAATGTATATACCATCATCTACTACAACAAACACTGATACATATGAAGATCACGAATATGTAGTTACTGCTGTTAAACCAAATTTAATAGATGAAAGTAACCAATCAACTTCTGCTTCAGTTAGTAATAATATATTTGTTACTGGAGCAAAAAATACCGTAACATGGAACGCAGTATCAGGTGCAACAAGATATAGAGTTTATAAAAATCAAGGTGGTTTATATGGATTTTTAGGAGAAACGACTACAACAACATTAATAGATAATAATATATCGCCAGATTTTTCTAGAACACCACCAATACATGAAAATGATTTTGTAGGCACTGGTAATTATCCGGGGGCTGTATCTTACTTTGAACAACGTAGAGTTTTTGCAGGTACAAATAATGCACCACAAAATATATGGATGACTAAAAGTGGTACAGAAAGTAATATGTCATTTGGGTTACCTATACGAGATGATGACCGTATTGAATTTAGAGTAGCTGCTCGTGAAGCAAATACTATTAGACATATTGTTCCGTTAACTAATTTACTTTTACTTACAGGATCAGCAGAATGGCGTGTAACTTCTGTTAATAGCGATGCAATAACACCAACTTCTATATCGGTAAAACCACAATCATATGTTGGGGCAAATAATTCACAACCAGTAATTGTAAATAATAGCCTAGTTTATGGTGCTGCTCGTGGTGGTCACGTTAGAGAACTAGGCTATAACTGGCAAGCTAATGGATTTATTACTGGTGATTTATCGCTTCGTGCGCCACATTTATTTGATAATTTTACAATTGTAGATATGGGTTTATCAAAATCACCTATACCTATTGTATGGACAGTAAGTAGTAACGGTAAACTGTTAGGTCTTACATATGTACCAGAACAGCAAATAGGTGCATGGCATCAACATGATACAGATGGTACTTTTGAAAGTGTAGCTTGTGTTTCTGAAGGAAATGATGACGTTACTTATTGTGTTGTAAAAAGAACTATTAATGGTAATAGTGTTCGTTATATAGAACGTATGGGTACAAGATTGTTTGCAACTCAAAGAGATAATTTTTTTGTAGATGCAGGTGCAACTTACAATGGTACTAATACAAACACTGGTCAAAACGTAACTATATCTGGCGGTACAAATTACACTAAAGGGGAAAGCGTTACAATAACTGCTAATTATAATTTATTTAATGCACCGCCTAGTGTTGATGATGTTGGTGATGCAATTGTTTTAGTTGACGGCAGTAATTATTATCGTTGCAATATAGTTTCTACTACAAGTCAAACAGTAGCAACTGTAAAACTTGACAGAGATTTACCAGTATCTTTGCGTAATACAGCCCTTACAAATTATGAAGTAGCAAGAAATGTTATTTCTGGTCTTACATATTTAGAAGGTAAAACTGTAAGCATATTAGCTGACGGTGCTGTACATCCTGAGAGAGTAGTTAGCAGTGGTTCAATTACATTAGAACGTGCAGGTAGTGTAGTTCATATAGGATTGCCATATGCAAGTGATTTAAATACTTTACCTATGGCATTACAGGTAGAAGCGTTTGGTCAGGGCAGAGTTAAAAATATAAATCATGTGTGGCTGCGTGTTTTAGAATCTTCTGGTATTTTTGCAGGTCCTAGCGCAGATAAATTAGTAGAAGCAAAACAACGTACAACAGAACCATATGGCACTCCGCCAAATTTAAAAACAGAAGATATAAAAATAATGCTTACACCTGCATGGCAAGATAATGGCCAATTGTTTGTACGTCAAACAGATCCATTACCATTAACAGTTGTAGGTTTAACTTTAGAAGTTGCTATGGGTGGATAGTGTAACCATAATTCGATACTCTATACTTATACTAAAAATAAAGAAGTGTTGAAGTTATGGCAACTGGTTGGAGCGATTTAAGTCCATTAGGTCAAGCAGGGATAATTACACAAGGTTTTGGTACTATTGGAGGTATGGTTGGTAGTTATTACGCTGCTAAATCAGAACAAAATAAAACAAGAAGTCTAGCTCTACAATATCAACATAAAAAAGACATGGCGTTGTTTAATGAACGCATGAAAGAAAGTCAAGCACAACATATAATGCGATCTTTTAATAAGCAATATCAAATACTAAGTTTAAAACAAGGTAGAAAAAAATCTACTGCTAGAGCAACATTTGCTGCTAGAGGTATACAGATGGGAGTAGGTAGTACTAAAGATGCTTTTGTAAGTTCTGAAATATTAAATAAAATTGATGCTTTAACTATGAATTCAAATAAAGTAAGAGCAGCAACATCAAAACGTTTAGAAGCTGTAGATGTAGGTATTAGAGGTGATATGTATGGATTAAGCGCAAGTAATATGTTTGCTACGGCATCTAATATTGATCCGTTTATGAACATGAGTAGTAGCTTGATGACAGGCGTAAGTAGCATTATTAGTAGCCTTCCACCATCAATGTTAGAAGCATAATTATGGCAAGAGTACCTTTAACTACAGATTTAAATCAAAACTTGCAAATTGGCAGCGAAGTGCAATTTTCTGGTGGCACTGTAGAACCAGTAAGAGATGTTGTTTCAGATGATATAAAAAGGAATGCTCAAGCACAAGTTCAGCTAGGACAAACAATTAATAAATTAGATGATGAACTAAATGATGCTGAAGCTACGGAATTAGCAAACTTATTTAATAATGAATTAGAAGGTATTGGTAATAGTTATTTAGAGTTGGAAGGTGGTTTAGCTGTTAAATCAGTTAAAGATGGCACTACTGGTGAAATTACAAATCCATATGACGATCATAATTCTCAAATAGAAGCTACACTCGCAAAATATTCAAACTTATCTAGTAATGGAATGGTTAAATATATGTTTGAAAAAAATGCACGAGTTAATATACAAGATGTACAAGGTCAAATGGTACGTCATTCTTTAAAACAACAACGTAAATATAAATTAGATGAAACAGATGCATCTATAGAATTACATAAGAAAAAAGCACTAAACGGTTTTGCAGATTACAATAAAGACGATGGCATATTTATAACAAATTATTTAGCAGCGCATGAAAAATTAAAAGCAAAAGCGGTGTTAGAAGGTTGGAATATTGATCCAAATGCAGTTAATTTAAAAGGAGAAAAAATAGGTGTAAGCGAACAATATTTAAAAGAAAAAAGTGAATTGAATTTAGAGATATTAAAAGGTGTTGTTGATAAATTTAACGAAAATGATGATGGACAAAATTTAAAAAAATTTTTACAAATATTTGAACCGTTAGTTAATAAACAAGATTTTTCAAAAATTTCTATTAGTGTAGAAAATAAACAAAATGAAAGCAATTCAGAAAAATGTGTAAATGCAATAATAAATAATAATAGCAATATCAATAACGGTGATTTTATAACGCAATCTAATAAATTAATGTGTTTAAGTAGTAATCATCAATACGAAGATGGTACAGGTAATCTTGTTGTTGATGGACATAATACAAGTGAAGTTATAACTGATAATAAAAAACAATCAGAAAACATAGAATCATTACAGCAAATTAGAGACACCTCAAAATTTTATTCATCTGATTCAAATTTAAAAGGTTCACTTCCTAATCAACATCAGACAACACATTTATTTGCAATACAAAAAATTGGTGTAAAAAAAGCTGATGCTTTGTATACAAGAGCAAAATCAGAAATTGAAATTGATAAAGATAAATATAAAAATGATATTACATATGCAAATAAAATAAACAAAAAGATTTTAGAAAAATACAATAGTCTTATTGGAAAAGAAGTAAATAGAAAATTTAGTGGTACTGATGCAGGCAATGCTTATCGTGATACTATTCTCAACGATTTACAAATTATTTCTAAAAGCGTTAGTTTTTCTGATAATGCAGAAACAGTAGAAGTTAAACTAGATCCAATAACAGGTTTGCGTTCACTTGAAGATTTAAAAAAAGAATTAAAAGAAACAATTACAAATGAAGATACACAGGCACACGCAATAAAAGATTTAGAAGCTAAATACAATAAAATTAAAAATACTAAATTAGCAATATATAACCAAGAGTTAAATGCTGCAAAAGAGATAGCATTTGCAGAACCTAATGGTTGGCAATATCTTGCAGCAAATGGTATTAATATTGAAAACTTTAGCAAAGAAGATCAAGAAATTTTAAAAAACGGACAGCCATTAGAATCAGATTTAGATACAGTAATTGAATTAGAAAAAAACCCATTAGAAGTTAAAAATAATTTACCTAGTTACAGGCATTTGTTAAGTCAATCAGACTACGTTGAACTAAACCGTTACGCAGAAACTTTAAAAACAGATGATGACACTGGTAGTGCTACTGCTGATGCAACTATGTTTGATGACACATTAATAACATACAATTTTGATACTATTTTTCATAAGAAACAATTAAAAGGAAGAGAATATAATACTGGAGAAACTGATGAGGACAAGAAAAAAGACTATATACAATTAAAAGCTGAATGGAAAAATAGAATTAATGAGTATATAAGAGTAAACAAAAAGAATCCGTCATATCAAGAAAAACAACAAATGTTAAACGAAATCTTAAATGATAAAGTTTTCGTAAAAACACCTTGGTTTAAAAAGAGTATACAAATACCTGCTGAAGCACTTGAGGCTGATCAATTTGATGATGCTTATGTATTGGTCGGTAAAGAAAAAGTATTTGTAAAACGTATACCAGACGAAGTTAGGCAATATTTTATTAAAGGATATGTAGCAGCCGGTATGCCATACACAGAACAAATGATTGCAAATGAATGGCTTATACATGGCAAAAAGAAATCAGAAGAAGAAATTATAAAATTTGCAGAGGAAAATAATTTATGACTCAAACTGACTTTTACAATACTTTAAAAAAAAGAAACCAAACATCTAATGAAAATTATGGTGAAAATATAAATTTAATAAATACTAACAATCGGTTTTTAGATACTTTAAAAAAAAGAGATAAAGACAATCAAGAACAATTAAATGCAGAATATAGACAAACTTTAAATTCTGTTTTAGAAAAAGATCCTGACATGGTAGGTGAAGGATTAAAACTTGCAAATGAATTAAATTTACCAAAAGAATTTGCATTAAATAGTGAAGAAGCAATAAGATTATTAGCTGAAAAAAATAGAAAAGAAAAAATATTAAGTTATCAGTTGGCAGAAAAAAGTCCAATATTAATGCGACAACTTACTGATCCAACATTTGCTGCTTTAGCTTATGACAATATTAATGATTTAGAAGGTTTAGAATATGCGTTTGATGCAATAAAAAAAGCACCGGAAAATATAGCGCAAGGATGGGAAAAAGGTAGATTAAACGTAAGAAGAGGAAAAATTGGAAATTTAAAAAAATCAGGCAAAAGCACAGAAGAATTAAATATAGAATTAGCAGAAATTAATCAAAGATTACAAGAATTAAATAGTGATGGATCAGGCATTTTAGAAGAGGGTTTTGCAATTTTTGGCCAATATTCTAAAACTTTACCTACTGCATTAGAAGGTGGTTCAGTTGGTGCAGCAGTAGGATTTGGTGCAGGTGCAGTTACAGGACCGGGATCTATATTCACAGCTAAAGGTGGGTTTATTCTTGGATTTTTAGGTACGTTAGGTCTTGAGACATATAAAATAGAAGCAGGTAGTACATATTTAGATCTTGTTGAGGAATTAAATTTAACTGAAGGCGTTGATGATCAAACAGCAAAACATATAGCAACAGGTGTTGGTGTTGTTAATATGTTATTAGAATGGGTTGGTGCTAGTGCTGTAACTGCTCCTATAAGAAAACAATTATCTAAATATGCTACAAAGTCTATTATTAAAGAATTAGCTAAACCAACAGGACGCAAAGCAATAACACAATTTGTAAAAAATTATTTAGGTGGAAATATAACAGAAGCAGGTACAGAAGTATTGCAAGAATTGTCAAATATTGTAGGCCGTGAAATAGCAGTAGCATTTAGCGATAGAGAAGACTTAAAGTCTAAATTTACAAATAAAGAAGGTTTATTAGAAGTAGGCGATAGATTAGGTCAAACTTTTATACAGACTATGAAAGGCATGACCTTAGTAGGTCTTGTAGGTAGTGGCCCAACATTTGTTACAGATATTACTAAGGCTAACAAAGCAAAAACAGATACTGCATTTATTGAAAACTTATCAGAAAAATCTTCTAAAAACAAAACAAGAATAAGAAATCCAAATGAATTTCAAAGTTATATTGAAAATTTAGCAGAAGAAAAAAATATCAAGCAATTGTATTTAGATGCAAGTGTATTAAATCAAGCGTTAATACAAAACGGCATATCAATAGATGATTTAAATACATTGTCTCCTAACATTGCTTCTCAATTAATTGAAATTAATAAAGCAGGTGGGCAAGGCGATGTATTAGTTAGTACTAGTGAATACGCAGCAAAGTTGGCAGGTACAGAATTTGATGGGTTTTTACAAGATCATTTGCGTGTAGATCAAGATGGCTTTAGTCGTTTAGAAGCTACAAATTATCAACAAAATCAAGACAATTTAAGAAAAGAAGCTTTAGAAGTTATTGATAAACAAAACAAAATATCTCAAGAATTTGAAGCTAGTGCAACACAAGTAAAACAAGATTTAGCTGAACAATTAAAAGCTACTGGTTTATATACACCTAAAAACATAAGTGCTGCTTCTACATTTTTCCGTGATTACGTTGTAATACAAGCTAATAAATTAGGTATAACACCTAAAGAATTTGCTAAAAGATTTCCTTACACAGTTGTTAGACAGGATCAATTACAAGTGTCACCCGAACAACAATTGTTTAATCAAGATGGTTCAGTACGATTAGATACGCCACAATTTAAAAATTTCTTTGGTAAATCTGTTTTAAAGAAAAATGGCAAACCAGAAGTGTTGTATCACGGTACAAGAGATATTGTTGCTGCATTTAATTTAGATCATCCAAATAAAAAAGATTTTGGTTGGTTAGGTAAAGGTGTTTATATGTATCGTGGTAAAGATGCAGCAGCAGGTGCAAATGTATATTCAATAAACAAAAGAGGTGATGCAGGCCGAAATATAATGCCATTGTATGCACGATTAGAAAATCCATATTACGCTACATTTAAAGAAAAAACAGACATACGAAAGAGTGGCGAGGTAGCTGCTGAAAAGTTTAAACAAAGATTAATTGACGAGGGCCATGATGGTGCAATACTTAGAGGTCAAAACGGTACAGACGAAGTTGTAGTATTTGATAATACAGCAGTTAAGTCAACTTTTAATAGCGGTACATGGTCTAAAGAAACAGCAGACATATTAAAACAACAAGAATTGTTTGCACAACAGGCAAAACCACAAAAACAAGGCAAACCAGTACCACAAGCTTTATATCAAATAGCTAATTTAAGAGAAAGTTTTAATTTTGCAAAAGGTAAAACATATGCTACTAACCGTGATTTTAAATTAGCTTTACAAGAACGTGTTGTTAAAGAAGCTAAAAAGGCTAAAGTTAACGTTAAAGAATTTACGGCAGAAGTAGAAAAATACCTTGTGCAAATTGTGTTAGAAGATGCAAAATTTGCATTAGAAGAAAACGCAAACGCAGTTGGTTGGTATAACGAAAAAGTTACTAAGGCTAAAGCATTATTATCTTTAATACATCCAGAATTAGCAACAAATCCCGAAGCAAACTTTGCTTTTACTTGGGCATTAGCTAATACATCTAACGGTATTAAAGTAGATAAGAACTTTGAACTTGCAGAACAAGCATATAGTTATTGGTCAGAAAATAATGAATTTCCTACAGACATAGGTATAGGTGACGCAAGTGACGCAATAAATCGTAATTTTAAATTGTACAACAGATTAATTGAAGAAAAAGGATTTGAAGAATTTGAGCAATTTATGAAAACAACTCACACAGTAAAAGAAGTTGAAGCGTACACAAATGATGAAGTATCTGGCGAAACAAAAGGCGAAATTGTATATGGTGCTGCGGTAATGGGGCCAAAAATTGGTAATGGATTTTTTGCAAATTTATACGGTAACTATGAACAATTAACTATGGATAGATGGTTAATGCGTACATGGGGAAGAATAAGAGGTGAGTTAGTTATTGACTATACAAAGCAAGCAAAAGTAAAACGTGGGCAG